TCAATTTTGCATATATTTTGCAAGTGCAGCGGTGGCCTCTGATTCCTGTTTTGCACTGACGTGAGCATACACACCAAGCGTAATAGTCGGATCTGTGTGCCCTACCAGTTTTTGTACTGACGTAACAGGAACACCAGCAATCAATAAATTAGATATAAAACTATGCCTGAACCCGTGAATGGTTATTCTGGGTGTAAGTCCATTGTCATCTTGCAGCTTATGCAGTCGCTTAGACGGTGTATTTAATGACTGATACCCGTTTTTAGTATTAGTGAAAAGCAACTGATTCGGTTGCATCGTATTAATACCTAGCTGTATGAATGTTTCCTGCTGTATTCTACGCCACCGTTTCAAGTATGCCATCGTTTGACCGTCTACCGGAATGGTGCGCCTTCCAGCGCGTGTCTTTGGTGCCTGAACGATCTGATGGCCTTTATCACCTTGCGTTAGTGTTTTGTTCACTTTGATACTGTTTTCTTTAAAACTTACATCATTCCACGTCAGCGCTAGTAGTTCCCCACGCCGAACCCCTGTAAAGGCTAAAACCCTAAACATGATGAAGACATCGAAGTGGTTCTCTTGGTCGATACAGGCAAAGAAGTGATTCATTTGTTCCTTAGTCCAAAAGTTCTCCGGCTTATCACCAACCAGATCGTCATGGTGCGGTAAAACAACGGCTTTGGCGGGGTTCTTATCCATATACCCTTGTCGAACTGCATAGTCCATAACCGATGAAACATAGTTATACCACCGCTTATAGTTAGCAGACGTGAATTCAAACCACCTCTTAACAGCCTTCTGCACGTCCTTAGTGGTTATCGTGGCAATTCGCTTACCGCCAAATGCCGGTAGGATGTGATTATTGAACATTCCAGCAGTTCGGGCCCATGTGGACTCTCTTACCGTATTAATGTAGTTTCCATACCACTCCTCATATACATCCCGAAAGAACACGGGCTTTGGTTTCTCTTCTTCTAAGTCACCGTTGCTAATTGCTAGCTCAAGTCTAGCTGCTGCAACAGTGGCTTCTTTTTTCGTCTTAAACCCTCGCCGCACCTTGTACTTCTTGTGGCCAGTCTGTGGATCATTACCAGCAAAGACTTGAACGCGCCAGAACTCTTTGCCGTCTTTCGTTGCGTACTTTTTAATTGATGCCATATTCTTCTCCTATCCGTCACGCTGGGCAGGCGGTGTTAGATTGGAGAGTTTTCGCCGAAAATGGCGAAAAGGTGGCGGCCTAAAATTCGGCCATGAAATTAAATGCCATTAAAAGTTAATCAATGTTGCGTTTCTGATATGAAATATTCCCACCATCGATCTCAAAAACAAAGGAGTATAAGGTATTGTTTTCAAGCATATTCCCTATATTCCATGTCACATTAGCACCGACTATAGAAGAAACCTGCTTTTTAAAAAACTCACTTTCAATAAGCATTCTTAATATAACTTCCGATGTTTCTTTAGCAACATCTCGTGTCTGTCTTTTAAAGTCTCGTTTAAAAAGATTGCCATCTAGTAATTCAGAACCGGAAGGCTTGCCTTCCCCGGAGAATTGTTCAGCATCGCTTTTGCTTAACGGAGAAATGCTGACTTCAAAAAAGGCCGTATCGTCAGGCTGAGAATTATTCCACGTTACAGATAATAGAGTATGTCGAGCTTTAGCTCCAACCATTTTTTTCAGATCAACAAAGAACTCGGGTGTGTTAAATGAACCCCACGTTGTTGGGACACTGTATTTATTTGAGCTTTGGACAAACTCCAGTAGATCATCAATCCCAATTCCAAAAAAGTCGCAGAGTGTATCAATCGTATCTATTTGTATTCCCTTAACTGTATTCGGATTGTTTGCCAACGGTGTTAGCGTACTCCTAGCAATACCCGTAAACTCGCTCAATTCAGAGATTGTTACACCATAGTCTTCCATGGATTGTTTCAGTTTAATTTTTATCATATATGAACACCTCGAGTGAATGATAACATTTGGGGATAATTATAGCAAAGCGAATTCGCAACAATACATGTGTATTCACATTACTTCAAAATAAGTGTTGCAAGTCAAGCGCGAACATGCTACCGTATTGATGTAGCGTAGTCACTACGTATAAATAGATTGGAGGTTAGAACAATGCAACTACAGATTAGCACTACACCAGAGTTTGAGAACAAGCTTCGGTCGCTCGTACGTCAAACCGTGGCAGAGATGATGCCACAGCAGCAGACCATCCAGCCACAGATTCCAGAATTCTTGAATCTCGGTGAGGCATGCAAGCTTTTGTCTGTCAGCCGCGGCACACTCGACAAGCTCATCAAGCGTGGCGAAATCAAGGTAACGCATGTAAATACTGCTAAGCGTATTAGCAAGAAGCAGTTGATCGAGTTCATGGCATCAAGGGAAGTTTAGACTGCTGGGCAGGCGGCAAATTGTAAGCAACTTATGACAGGCACATAAAGCCAGAAAGGTAAATATATGAAAGTGGTTTATCCGTCAATCGTGGAGCAATTCTATGAGGGTTTGAAATCTGAAGGCGTAACAGTTGGTAAGGATGAGGTATATCGGACAATGATCGAGACCAACTTAATTGACGAAAACGGTGATCCTACACAATACGCATTGGACAATGGCTTTATCAAGTGTGTGGACAACGAACCAGAAAGCCTAGCGGAGTTCAAGGAGCTTTATCCGAACCTTCAGAAATACTCAGACGATCATTTTATGAAGACTGATGAAGGCTGGTGCATTGACACCTTTGTAGCCCGTAGCGAATCTATGCTTTTATTGAACGATCCGGCTACGTCCGAAACAGACAAGCAGAATGCTCGGATCGTCCTTAAATATCTCAAGGAGGACGATGCCGATGACTAGCCTTATTACGTGGATATTTATCCATCCGACAGTTATACCCGTCATGCTGATGGTTTTCATGAACGGTGGCGTGCTGGGAGCGTTTCTACAGTTTAGAGAGGACTATGACCATGGCAAAAATGATAAATAGCAAGTATGGGTGGACATGGCCACAGTTTGTAAAGGCTGACGCTGATTGTGATCGGTATTGGCAAGCTAAAAAAGCCGAAAAACGCTCACTAATTGAGGCCACAAAAAAATCGCCAAGAGTGGCAGCTCAAGGCGAGAAGAGGACAAGCGAAAAGATTCGTATTCTTTTCTAGCTTGCCTCTGGGTAGATGCTTTTGTCAAGGAAAATGGAGGCAATTATGATGAAAAATGTTTCAAACAGCACCAAAGCGCCTGATTTAGATGTGGCGTCTTTGAACCTCAGCACTGCAAAAGGACTTCTAGAAGCCCTTCGTGATCAGTTAGATAGTATTGAAGAACTAGTTTTTTACTATAGAAAAAATCATACACAAACAGAGGCCTTGCGACTCGCGTATGAGGCTAATCGATCATTTTATACATGGATGGCACTCCTGAGGCCAATTCAAGAATACGTTGATAGCAGCTTGGCAACGATTGATGAGGCAGACAAATGATGAAGAAAGATTACTATACAACCGCACAGGCGCTTTTGAGCGATACAAGTGCAATGGTGAATATCTTGCGACATCAGATCAATAATGAACAGCAATCAGCACTGGCCGACACAGTCGCTGACATGATTATTGATGCTCGCCGTCTACTTATGGAGGGAGATGCTGTCGATGGTCGACGTGCTTAAAGTAGCGCTTGGATATCAACAGCATGGCTTTGCAGTCTATCCACTTGCGCCAGAGACACGAACACCACTTGCTGGTTCGCATGGGTACAAAGATGCCACCAAAGACCCAGAACAAGCCAAAAAATGGTGGGGCGAACATCCTAATTACAATATTGGCTTGGGGCTTGATGGTGTGCTGGTGTTTGACATTGATATGGGGCATAAAAGCGAGGCTAATGGCAATGAGACGTTGGCTAAATTGTGCGCTGATGGTCGTGCTGGTCAGATTCCATCTACCTATATAGAAACAACGCCAAACGGTGGACTCCATATCTTCTTCACCTATCCCAAGGAATTGAAGCTAACCAGTCGATCGGATTTGTTCTCTAAGAATGGCGAGAAAACCGGCCTCGACTATGTCGCGACTGGTGTACCGGTTTTCCCTAGCATTCGCGAGAATGGTATGTATCAACCACTCAAAGGGCACAAGATCACCAAATTAGCCCCAGTGCCTCAGTGGTTACTAGATGAAATCCAACGTGTCAGCCACCCTAACCCAGTGTTTGGTGGTTCAACAGTTTATCGAGGCAAACGATGGACAGGCAAGCTGCTAGATGAAATAGTGAACGGCACTAGTACCGGCAATCGCAATGACTTTCTGACTAAGATTGCTGGCAAAATGTTCTTCACAGGTGCAGAACCGCAGACAGTATATAACCTGCTGTTTACAACTAATGACAACTATTTAGATACACCGCTGGCAGAAACCGAAGTTAATAAGATTTTTAAGTCAGTATTGAAAGCCGAAGAGAGGAGGCGTGCGGTTGGTTAAAGCGATGCCCGAAGATATTAAGCAAGAAGCAAAGAAAGTAGTCAACGTTGATTTTACAGGTCAAGAGCAATGGCGAAATGACCTTAAACTTGATGGCAATGGTGGGATTAGAAAAGATTCGGTGGTTAATATTCAACTGCTACTTGATAATGATCCAGCCTTCGCCAATGTCATCGCTTGGGACGACTTTTCAGAGATGCTTATCAAGACAAAAGGCGTTAAAGGATTGCCGATTCGCAAAGGTTTCTGGACTGATGAAGATGATGCTGTCGTCCGCTCATATATGGAGCATAAGCACAATCTCTTGTTTAGCAAGCAGAATGAACAAGATGCAATGGTTGTTGTTGGCAAGGAACATTCAATTAATCCGGTTAAAGACTGGATCGAAGCTGAAAAATGGGACGGTACCCCTAGAGCAGAACGTTACTTCATCGACTATCTAGGTGCCGAGGATAGTGAATATACCCGTGCTGTTACTCGTAAATGGTTAGCTGGTGCTGTAAAACGTGTCTATCAGCCCGGTTGCAAGTTTGAACTCGTTCCAATTCTTGAAGGTAAACAAGGACTTGGTAAGAGCACGGCTGCTCGTAACTTATTCCCGAAAAAGTTCAGCGATTCATTAAAATCAATGGGCAAAACGGACGAAGATTATAAGAAGCTGCAAGGCAACTGGATCATGGAACTCGGTGAACTTTCCGCTATGAAAAAGACCGAGATTGAATCAGCTAAGAGCTTCATCAGTGCCCAGTCAGATTCATACCGAGGGAGTTACAGCCATTATGTTTACCCACATTTACGCAAGTGTGTGTTCATTGGCAGCACTAATCAACAGGACTACTTGAAAGACGCTACTGGTGAACGTCGTTTCTTCCCTATCAGATGCGGCGTTACAAAGCCCACAAAGACCGTATGGCGCAATGAAGAAAGCGTACCGAAGATCAATCACGATATCCATCAGGTATTGGCAGAGGTAAAAACATGGGTGGATGCAGGTGAGAGTGTCTTTGCTGATGATAAGCTGATGCAACTGGCTAAACCATATCAACAAGAAGCAGAGACAGTCGACCCTATGAAAGAGGCCATTGAAGACTTTCTCAACATGAAAGTACCATCGAATTGGGAAAAGCTGTCATTAAGCCTGAAGGCCAGCTTCTTTCACACTCATATTGACCATAACGGTGATGTGGCCACTTGGTTACAACAGCACTTGGATGCTGGAGAATTACAACCACTGCAACAAACCACCACTAGAGAGATTATGGAAGTGGTGTTCGACAAATCAGTTGACCGTTACCTGATGGGGCGCACAAACTCTGATGCAAAACGCATTAAGCTCATTATGGACAACATGGAAGGCTGGCAAGCACAAAGGCTGCGCGTCAACGGAAACAGACCACATGGTTATGTACGGACATAGTTTTCTCGTTTCTAACGTGGTCCACGTGGTCCACGTGGTCAATCCCACGCACAGCAATGGATTGCGAGTTTTGTATACGTGGGCTAAACGTGGTCCATGCGTGGTCCACCGTTTACAGCTAAGAAACTGGACCGGGTGTGGACCGGGTGTGGACCGGGTATGGACCACGTGCGTTGCAATTCAAAACGCCGGCATATCGGCGTTTGCCCGGGTGGACCACGTGGACCACGTCAAAGACAAACAAGTTTAAAACTACCCACAAGGAGAAATTGAAATGACAAAAACAGCATATCGCAAAGCAGCACTCGTAGACGTTAAACACGATCGGGACAAGTGGACTGAACTTGGAGCACTGGTGAAAGAACACTACTTAGTTCGCAGCATGACACCCAAAGACTGGTTCATCATCGTTAAGCAACGTGAAGGCTATGAAATCGAAGTATACCCAACTTTTGAAATGTCGGACGGCTTTCAGTTCTCACACGTTAACCTATTGACACGATCTTCATATGGAAGCATTAGCCACATTGCATACCATGAACTTTGCTCCTCAGCAAGTGACACCATTAGTTCAATTGACCGCATGATTGATCTTGCCAAGGATAAGAGATATTAAGAACCCCCAAGGCCGAGATGAAAGCGAAGTGATGCAAATGAGTGTGCCTTTGCACATTTGCATGCACCCCGGGTGTCGTCGCATGATCCCGTTCAATCAGCGCTTTTGCGAGGAGCATAAGCAAGATAAGAACAAGCAAGCAACGAATCAGGAACGCATGCAATATGAAGAGAAGGAATTACGTTTCTACAAGTCAACAACATGGACAAAGCTATCGAAGTCATTCAGGTTGCGCAATCCAACTTGCGCTAGCTGTTTGAAACGTGGGATTATTCGTCAAGCTGTGCTTGTTGATCATATTGAGCCAATCAAAACAGCTTACGGTTGGCAACACAGGCTTGATGAGAGCAATTTACAAAGCTTGTGCCAGACTTGTCATAACGCTAAGACCGCCCGGGAGGTAGCACAACGCCGAATGAGATCCCCCAACAGATCGACCCCCGCCCCAAAATTTTAGAGCAAAAGAACGGTCGGCCTCTTTTCTTTTCGATGAATGCCGAAAATCATAGAACCTAGGTATAATCAATGTGTTATAATTATAATAGGTATAAACGAATACAAATTCAGAAAGGACGTTACACATGGGAGCACCCCTAAAATCAGTGACTAACCTAAGTGCACATTTATCCAAAAAACAGTTAGCTGATCGTGTTGCCTCTGAAAAAGCACTGTTCACTTACAAAGAACTGCAAGTACAGCCCCCTACATGGCTTGATGAATATGCAGTGACTGAATGGCAGCGTATTGTACCATTGCTCAAAAAAGACATTCCAGTTAGTGAACTAGATGCTGCCCTGATTGCCAGTCATTGCCAAGCCTATTCTGACATTCAGAAAGCTGCCGAGCTGGTTCAAGAACAAGGTATGATGGTTGAAACCACCGATAGTGTGAAAGCTAACCCAGCAGTTAAAATGAAGCTGGATGCCACAAATCAAATGATGCGCATTGACGAAGTATTGGGACTGTCAGTGTATAGCCGGGCGAAACTTGCCTTAAAGAGTGAGACTAAGAAGAAGCCTGACGATCCGTTCGCGGAGCTGGTGTCATCGTGAACTATGCGACTGAATATACCGACAAGGTGCTAAGCGGTGAGATTGTTGCCGGTAAAAAGATTAAGCAAGCAGCAAGACGTTATCGCAGAGACTTGAAAGCCAGCAAGCGCAAAAAGAATCCATGGCCATATTACTTCGATGAGAACTTTGCCAACAAAGCCGTTGAATTCATCGAACTGATGCCGGCACGTGATGGCACCTCACTCAAGCTAGAGCTATTTCAGAAGTGGCTGATTTCCGAGCTGTTTGGCTGGCGTGATAAGGTAACCGGCAACCGTCGCTTTGATCGAGCCTACATCAGCATGGCACGCAAGAATGGTAAGAGCTTCCTGATGGCTGATCTAGGCGCGCTGTATCTCCTCATGGAAAGCAAGCCAGCCATGAACCGAGAGATTGTCTACACAGCCAACAGTAACGCCCAAGCGCACTTAGCCTTTGATATGCTGTCTAGTGGTTTGCGTCAGGTCTCTAAGATGTCTAAATCGGTGCGTGATCGTTTGAAGATCAACCGTAACGAAATCATCGACTTGCCGAGCAACAGCCGAGCTGTTCCGCTTGCGTCTGATCTGCACAGCCTAGATGGTTATCAAAGTGACTTGGCTATTATTGATGAGTTCGCCTTAGCTCGTACCGATGAGATTCTGCGAACACTCAAATCCGGCCAGATCAACAGTGATAACAGTTTGCTGGCCGTCATCTCGACCACGGGGCCAGACCTGAATGGTCCTATGTATAAAGAATATAAATTTGTCTCCAAAGTCTTAACCGGTCGCGAACAAGCAGATCGGTATTTTATTGCCATTTTTGAGCAAGACAGCAAGGATGAAGCCTTTGCACCAGAGACTTGGGAGAAGTCGAATCCGCTACTGGCTAATGCTGAAAGAGCTAAGACGATGCGGCCTAGCTTGCAAGCTGATGTTGATCTAGCATCCAAGCAAGGAACCCTAAGGCCAGTTCTCGTAAAGAACTTAAACATGTGGCAATCAGCCAGAGCAGATAGTTATATCAGTCTTGACGACTGGGAGAAAGCCACTATCGAGCCACCAGACACTAGAGACAAGGACGTGTATATCGGGCTGGACCTTTCCAAGTCTAGCGACCTGACCAGTATCTCGTGGTTAGTTCCAGAAGATGGCTACCTGTATGCTGACAGCCATTCATTCGTAGGAACGAAGTACGGACTGGAAGAGAAGATCAAGCGTGACGGGTTCGACTACATCAGTGGTGCCAGTCGTGGTGAATGTAGCATTACCAAACTCGATAGCGGCATGATCGACTATGACGAAGTTTTACGCTTCATTCTCGACCTGATCGAGCGGAACCAGTGGAACGTACGCGCCATCTGTTACGATCCCTTCGCTATGGGCTACCTGATTCCAGAATTTGAAAAACGCGATTTGCCACTACTTGAGGTGCGACAAGGTGTTAGAACACTTTCAATTCCGACAACTCGTTTTCGTGATGATCTCTTCAATGGCCAGTTAAAGCACCCTGATAATCAGTTACTGGCCTATGCCGTTAATAACGCCATTCTGAAATATGACGCTAACAACAATCCAATTATCGATAAGGCCCACAACGCTACGAAGATTGACCCCGTAGCCGCACTGATGAATGCCTACACAATTGCAATGGATCAAAACAAGGAAAGCGAGGTGGCAGACAATGACTTTTATTCGAGCGATGACTTTGGTTTTTAATGTGCAGACCGTGCTGTTACTACTGGGACTGATCTGTATGGTTGTCGGTATCTGGTGGCTGTTCGGGTTTGGTGTTGGTATGTTAGCAGTCGGCACGGCCCTGATCTCCGTCGCAGTCATTATCAACTTCAATAAAGGGAGGTGAAACAATGAGCTTTTTCACGAATGACACAACACAACCACGCGATGACAACAGTGACCCGTTCTTAGATGCGCTTGTCAGCATGACCAGCAACGACAGCGGCCTATATGTGGGAATTGGTGCTTTACGTAATTCTGATGTATTTACGGCCGTGCGCGTGATTGCCAGTGATCTTGCAACCAATCCGATTGAATACAGTGACAAGCGTATCAGCGTGCTTCTTAACAAGGCACCCAATGACCACATGACCGCATGGGCGTTCAAGTTTGCCCTAGCTGCTAACATGTTGCTGAATGGTAACAGCTTTGCACGGGTTACTAAGAACCCTAGCGGACAGGTCACTGGCTTCGAGTTAGTCCCCAACAGTCAAATGGTGGTTAAACAAGATAATACGACCGGCATTATCAGCTACGAATACACGCCTGACAGCGGCCGCTCACAGCGTTTAAATGCCAGCGAGGTCTTACACTTCAAGTGCTTCACACAAGACGGTTACAAAGGACTATCGCCACTTTATAGCCTTCATGATGAGGTTGGGGTACAAAAGTCTGGACATGCGTTACTGAAGGGATTCTTTAACACCGGTGTTCAAGGGACAGGCATTCTTAAGGTCAACAAGACCCAGCTAGACACCAAGGCCAAAGAAAACATCCGTAATAAATTTGAAGCTGCCAACAGTGGTGATAATGCCCTCAAGACAATCATTCTCGACAATGATATGGATTACAAGCAACTCGAAGTTAATACTGACGTGCTGAATCTAGTCAATTCTAGCGACTGGACAACGAAACAGATTGCCAAAGCGTTCGGGTTGCCACTGGATCGGCTGGGTATCGAAAGCGAGCACTCTAATGCCGTACAGTCTAACGTGATGTACTTGCAAAACACGCTGATTCAGTATTTTTCTTGCTTCACGAGTGAGATGGACACCAAGCTGTCAACAGGCGATAATCGGTTCAATTTCAACACTGACAAGCTGTTCAGTGCTGACCCAGCCACGATGCAAGAACTAGCAGTTAAGGGGCTGCAAGGCGGTGTTCTGACCACTAATGAAGCACGAGCCAAGTTAAACCTGCCACCAATTCCCGGCGGAGATGAGATTATGGCCAGTCTGAACTACACGCCACTAAGCAACCTGACAAGCTATCAAAACACAAGACAAAGGAGTGATCCAGAAAATGAATCAAGATGACGTAGAAAAACGTCTGAATCCTAACGCTGGTCTAACTGCCAAAGCAGACGACAGCCAAGGCCAAGACGATCCAGACACAAAGAAACAGGACGACACCACTAACGGTCCAAAGAAACTAAGTGGTTATGCAGTAGTTTTCAATAGCCCAAGTAAAGACCTCGGTGGCTTTAAAGAAGTTGTTGATCCGCACGCATTCGACCACGTGGATCTATCAGACGTCTATATGGTTTCTAACCATGATTTTAGCCAAGTCTTAGCCAGCACCAAGGCCGGAACCTTGACCTTAAACGTGGATGATAAAGGCTTGCAATTTGAAGCAACTTTACCCGATACGACCACAGCCAATGATGCTTACAGCAATGTCCAAGCTGGCAATCTGTCAGCCATGAGTTTTACTTTCAATGCTGCGCCAGACGGTGATACGTTCACTAAGGACGACAGCGGGCAAGTGATCCGTACCATCAAGCAAGTAAAGAGCTTGTTTGACGTCTCACTGGTAGCTATTCCAGCGTATGACAATACCAACGTCCAAGTGGACAAACGCAGCTACACTGAATGGTTGAAAGACCATGTAGAAGATCCAGAACAGCAACTACCACCAACCGAAAAACGAAAGGGAGTCAATCACATGACCGAAAAAACTATTATTGATAAAGAAGAACATACCGAATCTCGCGCTTACGAAGACTACATCCGCAGCATGGGTGAACAACGTGACGGCTTGACCACGACCACCGCTGGTGCAGTCGTTCCTAAAGAAGTTATCAATGACGTATTCGATCTAAAAGAATCTGATTACGATCTGGCTAAATACGTCACTGTTAAGCAGGTCGGTACCCCAGTCGGCACCTATCCGATTGCCCTCACTAACAATGGTGTCTTAGCCACAAAGGCAGAACTCGCAGACATTCCAGAGATCGATTCAAACCTATTCCGTGGTGTTGACTACAAGGTCGCTACCCGTGCTGGCAAGATCTATCTGTCTAATGAACTGGTAGAAGATAGTGAAGTTGATATTGTTGCCGAGGTTAAGAATCAACTCAAGAAGCTGGTACAAAACACGGACAACAGTAACATTATCAGTGTTCTGACTGGCAAGTCCACTACCGGTGATAACTTCAAGCACCTCACTGGTACTGGTCTCGATGACCTCAAGAAAACCTTCAATATTGAGTTGGACCCAGCACTGTCCTTGTCTGTTATCGTCAATCAGGACGCTTTCAACTACCTTGATACCTTGAAAGACAGCCAAGGCCGCTACTTGTTACAACCGTCCATCACGGCACCATCAGGCAAGCAACTGTTTGGGGCACCGGTGATTGTGGTTGCTAACAAAGTATTGCCGACTGATAAGGTGGGCACCTATCGGATCATCATTGGGGACTTTTCTCAGGCAATTTTCTTAGCCCAGAAGAATGAGGTTAACACCCAGTGGGAACGCTTCGATAGCTATTCTCAAGGCTTGGCTGTTGTCATCCGCAACGACTATGAAGTGGTTGATCCAGATGCTGCTCGAATTGTTGACATCACACCGGTAAAGGCCTAAGAGCATAATTTAGTGGGGTGTGCCTTTGGGTACGCCCCTATTTTTATATAGGAGATGAGCATATGAGTGTTACCACAGAAGATCTAAAGAGAGCACTGCGCATTAGTCACAGCGAAGATGATGCTATGTTGTCAGCCTACTTGTTGACGGCAAAGCAGTTCGTGATTAGCGCGGTTGACCAGACCCTTACGGATGAAAACTTTGGAGATGATCCTCGTTTTGACTTTGCTGTCTCGTTGTTAGCACAACACTGGTATATTAACCGTGGTGTCGATGGGGCAACGTATGTACCAGATAGCGTTGTGAGCATGATTCAGCAATTGCGAGGTGTTGACTATGCCACTGGTAACTAGCATCAGCCAACTGAATGAACTCATTACTTTAGTGAGCTACACGATGGGTAATGTAAATGGGGTTCCTGTGAGCAACGTCAGGAAAGAGCACTTCACGACATGGGCACTTGTGTTAAGCCAATATTTAAGCGAAGTGAGGGCGTCAGTTGGGACGAAGCTCGAAGATACGGTGACCTTTATTGTTCGGTATGATCAGCCAGAAACTATCCTTAACTCATGGAGCATTGAATGGCAGGGAAAGCAGTACGACATTGTGAAACTGACACCGGACACAGCCAAAAAACAATGGACAACAATCATAGGAAAACCAGTTGCCAATAAATAAGTATTAACTTATAATTAGGATAGTCCTAGGCGATAAGCGGGCAGAACCGTTTTAACCGACGCACGGCATAGCTAACCGGTGGCGCATTTTATAGACCAAGTCAGATTGATTTCTCGTAGCAAGTGAAGGACATTCCTCAACCCTCGCTTATACGATAGTCATAGTTTTCCTTGACTTGTTTCATTGCTTCTCATCTAAAGTAGCAATATCATTGGGCGAAGCGGGCAGAGATGCCCGTTTTTTTGTGCTGACAGACGCATTCTGGTGCAAGCTGAACAAGTGTACCTTGAGGTACGATCATTCTGGGCAATATAAATGGGAGTCGCAAATCACGACCCCCTCTGGTATTTAATGCCTGCTTCGATAATATCGAATCGGCTAACAGAGCCCGAATTTCGAGCCTTGTTGACCAGGTATCAAACTGATACTTACTTATTCGAACGAGGTTATAAATACTTACCCGGTTAGGTAATCCGGAAATTCGGGATTGGCTCAACAAAGTCCGAAATTCGGGCGTTCAAGAACTAGCCAACAAATTGTGGGTTAGTTGGGAAAAGGCAAGTCAAAAATATTGACCTGCTTATGGGAACCAAGTGACAAATATTCACCTAGTCAATAAATACTAAAAGAGCCACCCCATAATGAAGTGGCTCTTAACTGTGTTAGTCATGTAGCTTTTCTTGTAGTTTATCTCCAGCATTATCAATGCCCTTAGCTGCGAAGACTGTACCTGCAACTAAAACACCGCCAACGATGAGAGTACTAGCAACCATAAACTTAAATGCAGCTTTTAAAGCGTCCATAAAGATGTCCCCCTATCAGTCTTTTGATCTGCCAACAAAGAAGGAGACTACGGCAACAACAATAATTGCGCCGATAATTGAAGGAATCAAAGCCATTCCTGCCAGTTGTGGCCCCCAATGGCCTAAAAGTCCCTCACCAATTGCAGAACCCACTAATCCTGCAATGATGTTAGCAAACCAGCCCATCGATTTGCCCTTGCTAGTGATAGCACCAGCAATTGCACCAATAATAGCACCAACAATTAAAGCCCAAAGAAAATGCAT